GATGCTTTTTGTAGTCCTGCTATTGTAGAAATTAAAAATAATGAAGTAATCGCTTTATATAATGAAATACCAGAAGGTGCTATTTTAGTTAAGAAAGACATAAGTAAAGAAGCATTTACTAGATGGACTTTAAAAGCAAAAGAGAAATGGAATAAATGATGTTTGGATATTGTTTTTTTTTAACTTTGGAGATTTATGGAAATAATTATCACAATGTATCTCGTTAGTTTTATTGGTGGATCAATAATTTTAGCAATACAAAGTTAATATGATTAAATCTATATGTGCAACTTTATTGTTGTGCAGTTTATCTAGTTATAATTTTGATTTCAAATATTCTAACAAAGATCAATTTGTTAAAGGTATAACTGAATGTACTGTTCATTTTAATACAGCTATCCCACCTCAATACAGAGCAATCGTTATTGTTTCTGTGGCTCAAGCAACTTTAGAGTCTAATTGGGGAGAGTCAAGATTTGCTAGATTAGGTAATAATTTCTATGGAATGATAGAAACTGATAATACAAAGCCACACATCAAAGCACTTGATAGTAATATTCTTCTTAGAAAGTATGGAAGAAAATGTGAAAGTGTTGCTGATTACATTACCTTACTTAATACTGGAACACAATTTGAAGAATATAGAGAAGTTAGAAATAAAGAAACAATTACACAAGAAGTTAATCTTGATGAAATAATTAATACTTTGCATACTTTCGCATTAGATAAAGATTACACAAACAAGATAAAAAAAACAGTAGATTATTTATTAAGAGAATATCCAGAAATATTTTTAATAGCGAAAGGTCAAGATGTCTGATTGGGAAAATCAATATTCACAAATTTGTAAAACATTAGATGAAATTAAGTCTGAAGTAAAAGAAAACAGACAAGAAGTAATGAAACTGAAACAAGAAATGGCAACTGGAAAAGGTGCTATTCGCACAGCCATTTTTATCGGATCTGTATTAGGAGCAATTTATACATTCTTTAAACTTATGGATTAGTGGTGCTGTTGGAGGTAATCGAAACCTCGATCTCTTACTTACCAAGCAAGTGCTTTACCACTAAGCTACAACAGCAGGATAGTATGAATACAAAATCAATACTTATATTGAGTGATACTCATTTTCCTTATCAAATACCACAATATTTTGATTGGATAAAAAAAATTAAAGATAAAGTAAAACCAACAATGGTTATCCATATAGGAGACTTAGTTGATTTTCACGCAATAAGTCAGCATTTACATAGTGCAGAATTACCGAACATTAAATACGAAATTAAAGATGCAATAAAGTGCATACAAAAGCTGCATAAAATCTTTCCAGGTCCTCTGAAAATATTAAATGGCAACCATGATATTCGCATTCAAAGACTTGCAGAAAAATCTTTAATACCAAACTCTTTTCTTAAAAATATAAATGACATTTTAGAAATAGATAAAAAATGGAAGTGGACTTGGCATGATAAAATTGTCATAAATCTTCCTAATAAAAATCCTATTTTTTTTACACATAATTTTAAAACAAATGTGTTGAGTAGCTCGAAAGAATTAGGTATGAGTCTAGTGACAGGTCACCAACATACTAAATCGTCTATTGAATATTGGTCATCACCCACAGCCTTAAATTTTTCTTTATGTACTGGATGCAGTATAAATCCAAAACATGAGGCTTTTAAGTATGGCAAAAATTTTATTAAGCGACCTATTATAAGTGTTGCAAGTATAATTGATAGTTCTCCAACTATTCACAGTATGCCAATAGTAGATGGAAAGTGGACAGGTAAATTATGAACACTAACGATCCTTTAGTTCAAAAAGTTATAGACCGAATGGCAGCTAGAAGTGAGTCTGGAATAAAGAAGTTTGGTAACACAATGGATAAAGCTGATAAATCTTTACATGAGTGGATATTAGACACGCAAGAAGAATTAGCCGATGCAATTATATATTTAGAAAAAGTTAAAGAACAATTAAGAAAGAAAGAGGACTTATGGAACTTGAAACACTAAAAGATCATATTAAAAAAGAAGAAGGTTTTAGAAATAAAGTTTACCTGGATCATCTTGGAAACAGAACTATTGGATATGGGCATTTATGTTTACCAAATGAAAAATGGGATGATGAAAAAATTTATGACAGTAAAGAACTAAATAAAACTTTTGAATATGATTTTAATATTGCTTGTAATGATGCTGAAAAACTTATTGCAAAAAATAGTATTCATCCAGACGCATTTTGTGTTTTAATTGATATGTGTTTTAATATGGGAAGTCCAAGAGTATCAAAATTTAAAAAAATGTTTGCTGCATTAGAAGTGCAAGATTATCAAACAGCATCTAAAGAAATGTTAGATTCTAAATGGGCAAATCAAGTGCCTAATAGAGCTAGAAGATTATCGGAGATTATGGAAAAATGTTAAATCTATTAATTAAACCTCTGCTCGGAGTGGCAGGGGATGTTGTTCAAGGAGTAGTAGCAAGTAAGAAAGCAAAAGCAGAACAAAAATTAACAAAAATAAAAGCTGAAACTGAATTACTTAATAAGCAAATTTCTGGAGAAGTTGAGTGGGATGTTCAAGCTATTAAACAAGCTGAAGGTTCTTGGAAAGACGAATATTTGACTATACTTTTCTCTATACCTTTATTGCTTTGTTTTATTCCTTTTACAGTAGAGTATGTTGAAAGAGGATTTGAAGCATTATCGCAAACACCAGATTGGTACAAATACACATTGGGTGTAATTGTCTCAGCTTCTTTTGGAATTAAAGGTGCGAGTAAATTTTTCAAAAAATAGCCAAAAAAAAAGCCTCATATTTGGCTCTCAGAGGCTTTGTAGCAAGTGAGCTGTATGATTAGACCTAGAAAAAATGTCTAATTATTAGCAATAATAAAAAAAGGAGGTAATATGAAATTATTACAAGACTTATGGAATCACTTAAAGGAGTGGTCAGACTGGTCAATGAAAGATTGGATTAAAGCAGGTATTGTTGCAATAATCGTAATCGTAGTAATCGGTGCAATCTAAAGAAGAATTAAAACGAATAGTTGATGTGTTGTCTGGTGCATTTATCATTGGTAAGTGTACCGACACACCTTTTATAATTAAAAAAAAGGAAAAGAAAAATGCAAAAAAAGAAACCAAGAAAACCTAGATACTAATGGCTTTTCAATCTAAGAAACAAGAGAAGTACCTATGGGCAAACAATCCCAATATAGCAAAAAAATGGACTGATAAATATGGTACTTTTAAAATAAATAAAAAGAAAAAGAAAAAGAAAAAAATTATTACATGAAAGTAAAACTGCCTAAAGAAGTAACCATTGGTGCTTTTACTATTGAGTTAGTAACTATTCCTCATGAAGTTAGTTATGAAGTAGGCGAGGCTCAAGGAGTTTTTTTAGGCAAACCACCTTATAAAATCTTTTTAGATGAAGGTATTATTGAACGAGGTGGTAGGGATGCAGTTAATGTAGTTATCCATGAATTTCTTCATGTAGGATTTTATCAATATTTATTAAAAGACAAAGAAGAAGAGACAGTAGTCAATTCGTATGGCAATTTTATAACCGAACTACTGTCTCGTTCTGAACTAAAGAAATGGATAATCGATAATATTTAATGCTTTCTATATATTTCTAATGCTTTATCAAAAGGCAATGTGTTTAAAATTGCAGTAACATTTTTCCAATTTTCATTATTTTCAACCTTTGCCTTTGCAACACCATTTACAAAAGAAATTAAATGCTTTTGTTCTAGTTTTTTAACTCCCTTAAAAGAATATTCCCATAATTCTTTATTTTTTTCATAAATAATTTTTTTATTTAATTTTCTTTTAAGGTCTCTAGAAACTAAAAACTTATTAACTTCTTCGCCACACCACATTTCTAAATCGGTGTCGCACATTTCAACTTTACCATTATTTTCAAATTTCCATTTTGGTAAATTTTTAATGCACCAATCTCTTACTTTATCTAAATCTTTTTCAGTAAAAGGTTTTAATGCCCATTGATAATCACTTCCACCTTGACCATCATTTTTAACTTCTGCCATTTTCTTACCATCAACATATAATGTTGCTTGATAACAATGTGTTTCTTCACTAGCAAACTCGCTATGTTTAATATTTTTTAATTCAAGTTTCATTTTGCCTCCTTATAACTAGACATTATTAAATTAAATTGGTTATCGTAAACTGCTGTACTTCCATCTAAAAAAGTAAGTTTAATATAATGTTTAAACTCACCATTTTCGATTAAAGAATAAGTTTTGGATTTTTTAAATACTAATCTGTATTTATTTTTTCCCTCTTTAATAGTTTCAGTAAACATAAAGTCTCCTTATCTATAAGGATATCAATCTGGGGAAAATCTGGGGTGCATTTTGGGGTAGATTATTCTTCCAAATTGCTCCCCATTGTTCCATAAAGTTCCCAAATTTCCCAAATTGTTACCTTATGTTCCCTAATATGCATCTTTACCAATGGTTTGCTAGTCATTTATTACACTATTTTTTGGCTGTTTTCAGCCATTATTTTATGCCAAAATCAATCTGGGGTGAATCTGGTGCAAAAACTAAGGCAATAAATTAATTTTTTTAGGCATAGTTTGAGGCATTATATGAGAATAAACAGCCACACTCTTGCTATCTTTCCACCCACCAATATCTTTTAAGTCCTCAGTATCACAACCTGCATAGGCTCTAAGCCATGTTGCAAAAGTGTGCCTACATTTGTGAGGAGTTTTTTCAAAACTAATATCAGCTTGTCTCAGCATATCTCTCCAATTAAAATATAATCCCTCGCCATTTTTTTTATTACTCCAGGCTTTTCTCCACACAAAAACATAAAAACCTCTATCATTTACTTTATTTAACCATTCTTTTAAATTTTTATGAATAGTTACTGTTCTACTTTTATCGCCTTTTTCTTCCCACAATTTAATTTCATTTTTAACAAAATCTATATGTTCCCATTTGCAGTTTAAAGCTTCTTGTAGTCTAGCACCTGTATAAATACAAAACATCATTAATAATTTTATTTGAAACATACTGGTTGTTTTCATGCACTTTTCAACTTCTTCTGGAGTAAAATAAATTGGATCTCTTTCAATTAATTCTAATCGTGGAATAACCATTTTATGACTCTTGCCTAATTGGTTAGCATAATTAATAACTAAAGATACAGGACTAATAAAACTCCTATTAATAGTGCTAAATCTAGCCGACTTTTGTTTTTTTTCTAATTCAGTAAGATCGGTATAAGAAGATTTTTTTAAATGTTCTTCCATAGGATAACATTCAAAAGCCTTTTCTTTAATTAATTTGTTTGTTATGTGACGAACATCATATTCGCCTAAATAAGTAACAACTTTATCTATTAAATTTATAGTTTTTATAGATGGTGGCTTATCAGTATCCTGTTTCTTTTCTGCAGCTATGCCTTTAAATTTATATGTTTTAGTGCAATTAATATCTTGTTTTAGTCGTTCTATTAATTCATAAATAAATTTATTAGCCTCGCCTATTTTATCAGTTTTGGTGCTGATATTTTTTATATACTTAGTGTTTCCTTGATAATGAAAAGTTCCATTTACATAGTAAATATTACTTTTTACATCTGGTCTTCGTTTTGCCTTGAGCATAATTTTATAATCCTCTCTATATGTTCATCAGTAAACTTTTGTTGTCTACCAACATAAGTAGTCAAGGCAACCTCATCGGGAAATTTGGTTTTTAAATTTTTAAGATTCCTACATAAAGTTTTGTAATGAATCCCTAATTTTTGTGCTAGATGTTTTCTATCATGAAGTCTAGTCATTTAATATCTTCCTTGTAAAATGTCTGGGTTTTCCTCTTCATTCTTAGCCTCTTCTATGACTTTCTTGCGAAATTCATCGAGTTCTTCCCTCTCAGTTTGAGTTGTTGTAGATGGTGGATGAAATAAAGCTGCATTTTGTGGTGCTTTT